GAGATCTCCACCCCATAATGACCAAGCTATTCTACCATTACTTGGATAACCTTCTTCACCAACTTTAAATCCTTCTGCTTGTTTATCTACTTCATGTCTTGAAAAGAAGGAATACATTCGTAGAACGGTATCTGGTGATAAATTTTCCTTGTCAACAAGTTGATTTGCTCTTGCAAGTCCAATTTGTGTTCCACCCCTTTTAAATTCTTTTCGCCAATCAAGACCTCGTTGTGCTTCTTTAGCCATAGCATCAGTTGGTTTCAAATCTAAATCAGATAGAGCTTTATTTGCATCACCTAATGCTTCTTCGTATTCTCTATGTGTTTCACAAGGCATGTAAACTGTTTGTCCACCTAAATATGAATGACTATGTATACCATTACAACCCAGTTCTTCTGCTCGTTCTCTTGCCTCTTCTTCTGTTGTAAATGTGTCTTTATTGACTTCTTCTTTTGTACCATATAAAAGGTCAAAGTCCTCAAAATTTTTATCTTCATCATCAGCTTCTTCGTTACTGTCTTCGGTTTCTCCTAATGGAAAAAGATTTGCTGGTACTAATAAACTATCAGCACCATTAATTGGTTCTAGTCCAAGTCGTTCTCTTGCTTCGTTTCTAGTGATAATCCCTGAATTAACTGCTGTATTAACATTCTCGTAGATTTTTCTGCGTTTCTCTGCCATAGCTGGTATAGAATCTATATCGTATTCAAGCCTTAAATCTTCATTATAAAAATTGACCAACCATTCATTTAAATCAGATTCAATTCTTTTGAGTAAAGGAATAATTGCTTCTTCGTATAAAGATAATCTTGCCTCTGCTACATTTGCGTATGTTTGATCTGCAATGCCAACCATTTGAGCTGGGACACCAAAAACCAATGCTATTTCTCTGGCACTCATATTAATCAATTCTAAAAAGTCCATGTCTTTTGGCGATAATCCCATACTTTGATAATCAAAATCGCCTTCTGCTAACATGACACGACCAGAATTTTTTGCACCCTTAAATCTAAATTCTAAATCTTCTAATATTCTTGCTCTTTGTTCATCTGTTAAAGTTGTACTTTGTCCAGTTTCATCTTTTGGCATAAATTTCAACATACCACTTGGCATGCAACCGTTTTTCAATAAAGCAAGATTTGATAGACCAGCAAGATTATGTTGATCTACATTATACGCACTTGCCATAATTGGTGATAATCCGTAGAAATCATCTAAAGGATTCCATAATTTAATGTGTTTTATATCTGAATAACCTGATACCTGATCGACTGGGTATTTGTTCAATATTTGACCATTAATAATATACTGATATTCATCAGCAAGATAAGATGTACCAGCTTTTATTTTAATTCTGTCAGGTCTTAATAAATACAATTCTTTTGGTTTTGTCATTCCTTCTGTGTCTTTGAGCATATAACTGTTTCCTGATATCAATAAATAACTTATCAGAGAATGAAAATACTCAACACCAGATTGTAAAGGATTTGGTCTTTTCAATAATGACAACATTTCATGTGAATCAATTTTTATATTGTTTCGATCAAACAAATTAAGATGAACTGCACTTGCATTTGTCGAAATCAAGTTGATGCACTTATAAACAATAGCATTTTCTTGATATCCGTCTTTACTAAATGCTTTATAATCTTTGATAGATTTACTTTCGTAGGCATTGATCTGATTTAAATAAAGTTTTGGAGCTTGTTTTGTTTCTAATTTCTCGTTTGTTTTAAAAAATTTGTCAAATAATCCCATTTTTTTTCCCTAGTTTATATTAAAAACAGCATTTCCTGATGACTGTAAAGCAGTTATACCCCAAACAAGAGCATCTAATCTATCAGGAGATTCTGTACTTTCACCTGTATACTGGCACATTTGTTCCTCTAACTCTTTAAAATGTCCAACATGGTGAACTTTATTTTGCTCATATAAGCTAGATATGGGTTCTGCCCTTGTCATTTTTCCTCGACTGGCTCGAACCGATTGATAAGGTACTATTTGATCTTGAACTCTTAATAATTTCAAAATTAAATCACCCCCATTATTAACTTCACAAACAATTTTATTTGCTTCATATTGATAATATAGCTCAATTGCTTTTTTTATCCAAATATCTGGACTAAAAATACCAGATTTATCATCTAAAATATAGTAATTATTATTAAAATCTCTACCAGCTACAATTAATCCAGTTTCATCTGAATTTTTATTTGATGTTACAGCAGGATCAATAGCAACAACAATCTTTTGCATTTCTGGTTTATGTTCTACTCTATTTTCTTCAATGTTCTGGTAAGTAAATAAGGCATTTTCATTAATATCAATTATTTCTGCATATAATTCTTGTCTACCAATTGTCGTACCTTCATATCGTTCTTTTAACATCTTGATAGCACTTGGAGCAAGATTATCTATGTTTTCAAATGTTGTCCCTCTGGTTATCTTCACATCTGATCTGTTTGCCAAATCTTTTATTATTTTTATTGGTCTTGGTGTTGTCGTAATAATACATTTCGGATCTTTTCCAAGTCGTAATGCCATAAGAATATTATCAAATGTTTCTGGATATCTCCAAGATGCCAGCTCGTCGCACCATACCCTATGAAATTGTACTCCTCTTAATCTATCTGGTTCGATTGCTGGAAAGCCAATAATTTTACTTCCATTAAAAAAATGTATTTCATTTGCAGATTTATTGTATCCTGTTGAATCTAATAGATTTTTATCAATGATATTTATAAGTCCTGATTCACCAGAAAATGCAACCCTTTTTAAATCTCCGTATGTTGGTGCCACTACACCACAAATTACATTTTCATTGGTCAAACAATATTGCACAATATCGTATGCTCCTGTTAAGGTCTTACCCCAGCCACGACCAGCAAGAAATAAATAAATATTATATTTATCTTGGTCAATAACAATTTGGCTTTTTCTGGCTTTTGCGTACCAATTAGTGAGTAGGTTTATCGCTATCTTCTTTTGATAACTTAATGTTTCGTATATCGTTGATAAGTGATTTAAATTTGTCGTTTTCTTCTGTATTATCATTGACTTCTATTACATTTGTTTCCTTCCAATGGGCTTGCGTTTTTAACCAAAAAATACATGCTGTTACTGCCTCTCTGCCTGATCCTGTTGCAATCTTAAAAAGATTTTGTGCAATTTTAGCATTTGCCTGTGCTTTGCCCTCTTGTAATTCATCATTATAATATTTATATAATGTTGGTTTAGATATTTTGACTATATCACAAATTTGTTGATGTGTAATACCGAGTCCTGATAATTGATTAATAAGTGATGCTGTTTTATCGTCTTTGTTTACTATTTTTGGCATACCTTTTTATATAGTAAAAATAAAGATATTTCAAGAAAAAAGGCAATCCTTTGCCAGAAGTCCTAATTTAATAATTTTGTATTATAAAATGATGATCGTCTATCTTGATAATTTGTGTATGTTCTGCAAGTATTTCAAAAAAATCTTCAATATTGTTTACTTGCCAATCATCAGTATCATAATCACTCATAAAATGACTTATACTGATATATTCTGTATATTCATAACAAATATCATCAGGATTATAATAGGCAAATCCTTTTGTATCCATATTCCAATCTTCTAACCAGTCAAATAAAGCTGATGCTCCTTCATAAGTAAAATTATCAGTTCTTGTAAGATCACTAATAAATCTTTGTTTTCTTGTAGATGTTTTTATCATTTTATTGTCCTTTGTTATCAAAAATTTTAAGAAATTCCGTAAAATACTGACCTTCTATTTTTTCAAGAGTTTTTTGTACATCTTTAAGACTGTGTAATTCTGTTGGAAAATATTGAATATCAATTCCTGTCTTTTTTGAAGTTATCGAATAAACTCTGATCTTCTTAAAAGGTGGTAAAATATCAAATATTTCTTTTTCTTTTATGTATAATCTGTCTATCATTTTTTCTTCTCCAGTTAGATTCAACAATAGCTCGACTTTTATATTCAGGATTTATTCTAAGTTGTTCCATTTCAAAGTTATGTTCATACTCACCAGCATCAAAAATACCCCATTGCTCATTAAGTTGCATAGCTTGTTTAAAGTAAGCTACAACCTCATCTCTTTGTTGGGCGTTCTTAACATCATCTTCATAAATAATATTGCGAACTTCATTTTGCATATCGTTAAGTATTTTCTGTCTTGCTATTACTTTATTGCTCATTGTATTACTCCTATAGTTGTGGGGGTATTTCTACCCCTTGTTATTTATAAACCCATTTCTTTTAATTTGATTTGATTTTGTACTCGTCTTTTAAGTTCCCACAATTGATCCATATCTACTGGACTATTCTGATACTTAACCATTTTTTGATTTATCTTTTCGTTCCAGTTCTTTAATTCTTCAACTGTCATCTGATAAATACTTTTCATTTTTTTCTCCTGTTATTGTTTAGTTATATATAATCTCTTATATAAGTAGTATATTATATTATATTTAAAATATAATCAAGTGTTTTTGCAAATAAATATTTACTGTATGCAAGGGATTGTGGGACGATTTGAATAATTTTGTCTTTTATTTATCAATATATTCAAATGATGTTGTTATTCTTTGAAAAGAAGTTGAATTTGGTCTATTAAAGGCAGTATTTCTTTTAAAACCCCCTAATTTACTTGGTAGTCTTATTATTTTCCAATTTTTAGATTTATTTCTGTAATAAATCATACTAGGTTGAGAAGTGGTCGAAAAATACCTAAAACCTTTGTTTATACAATATTTTGCGACAAAATCCGACATCTTGTTTCCTATACCTAAACCTTGAAAATCTGGTAAAACAACGGTTCTGTGTCCTCTTTTTGCTTTTTTTATTTTGGGGTGCGGAAATGTTAAGTAACTACCAAAAACAACTGGTATATCCCAAACATAACCAACAAAACATTTTGCACCTTTATGAATAGAGGTATTTAAATAATGATATTTTCTAAACAATTCCCATTTTTCAATTCCTTCTTCATATATTTTGAGTTCAATTTTTGGTCGCTGAAGATACCCCCTTGTCAATTTATTTGTGTCAACATCAAAAATCCAATCAGGTTGTAACCATTCTTGAATATCAGAATGACAGGAAACAGCAACAAATTTTTTGTTTGTTTTTCTTATGAATTTCTGGATACAATGACTTCCAATTTTTGCTACATTTCTATCGACTACACTTGTAAATTCATCAATACAACACATTTCTTCACTTTCCAAAATTGATCTTACAACATCAACTCTAAACTTTTGACCTGTACTTAATTCACGATAAGGTAAAAGCCATAATGGTGGAGAAGAAAAACCAATATTTGATAGACATTTACAAATTTCTTTTATGGATATATCCTTTGAAAAATCATTCAAAAAAGATGTATCATCAGTCCATTTATGTTTTGGATCATAATTTTTTGTAAATAATTCTTTTGCCAGACTTGATTTACCACTTCCACTTAAACCAACAATCATTCCAATTTGCCAATCAAAATTTAGATCAATGTCAAAAACAAATTCTTTTTCTAATGTTTTTTTTGGTTCTAAATCATAAATTCCACAAATTTGCTCTGTCCGAAATGTCGGTTTGTACGTTATTTTTTTTAAAAACTTAACACTTTGCATTTTAAACCTCTTTGTGTCAGTTCGTTATATAATCCTTCTTGTTCCGTTTCGTCTTGTAATTCAACAGTCAATTGATATTGAGAATTTATAGTTTGTTCTTCTGTATCTATTGTATCAATATCAAAATTTAAGATATTGTCTAACTCTTTTTGATTGAAACCTGTTAATCTTAAATCAAAATTGTTATCTAACAAACTTGTCAAATTTAGTTTCAAATCTTCGTTTGCCCAAGTGCTGTTTTCAGTAAGTTTGTTATCTGCTATACAATACGCTTTTTTTTGATCTTCTGTCCAACCTCTGGCAATCATACAAGGAACTTTATCAATATTTAATTTTTGAGATGCTAATAATCTCCCATGACCAGCGATTATCTCTAAATTTTCGTCAACTAAAATTGGCATTGTCCAACCAAACTCTTTAATACTTTTAGCCACTTGTTGAATTTGTTCTTCACTATGTTCTCTAGGATTACTGTCGTAAGGAATTAAATCTTTTGATGATATTAATTCGACTGTTTTAAAATCTATTTCCATTTTTACCCCTTAATATTTATCAGAAATTATATTAAATTTCCTTGTTTATGATTTTTGGTATCTGGTTTCCATTCAATATCAACAAGTCTATATGTTCCCTTATAATTTGATTGTACTTTAACATTTGGTTTTAAATTTGTTAATTTTTCATTGTCCAAAATCATATATTCATTTTTATGTTCAATTATTAATCCACCCTTTTTTTTTGCCAAAGTAACTTCATAATCTCGGACAGATACATATTTTCCTCTCCATAATTTTAAAACCTTTTTTTCTAACATTTTTTGATCTCCTGTATCGGTTCAATATTAATTTGTATACTTGTTCCATTTAGACATATTGGAACTTTTTTATCTAAATCTTGACAATAGGATACTTGATTATGATTTACATGAACAAAAATTCTGTCTTGATTTATTTGCATAATAAATAACAAATCTTCAAGAGATAATTCATTTGCCAATTTTATTAACTGTGTATAATCATATTTCATCAAAACACCTCGTATTATTATTCCATTTCACCTTACATTCACCAATATTTCCCATGAGATCCAATTCGCGAACTTTTGCAATTCTAATTTTTGTTTCTTCTTTTTCATAATCTCTGGTAACAATCATTCCAACGTCGCATTTATTATTAAAATGACTACTGCCCGAAATTTCATATAAACTCTTTACTTCAAACATTCCTGATTGAGTATCACGAATTTGTTTATTAGGGTGTGCAATCATAAATGTAAATGTATTATTTTCTCTATTAAATCTCTTTATGTCAGATATTAAAACCGATATATGTTCTGTTTCTGAAAAGGATTGTCGAGTAGGGTTAATCTCGTTAAAAGGATCTATTATCAATGAATCAATCGAAAATTCATTAATACATATTTGTGCCTTTTCTAAAATCCAAGAAATATCTGGACTCTCCGATTTCTTATCAATAAAGAAAAAATGTTCTTGTATAAATTTAAGAGCATCTAACATTTCCTGTCTTGATAATCTATTTTCAAAAAAAATATCAAATGGTTTTTTTACAAATTTTTCGATCAATCGTTTCAGATTAATGGCAAGACTATGTTCAGGACTAAAAATAACAAATTTAAATTGATGTTTTTTTGCTAGATTCATCACAATATCGTATGTAAAACTACTTTTGCCTGAATTTGGAGTACCAGTAATTACAACAAACATAGGTTTAACGATTTTAAACAACGGATTTAAATTTGAATATCCTATGTTAAATTGTTTATGTGTTTTACCCTCGTATAAATCATTAACATCTTTATAAATATCTCTCGCTTGATAAATACCCTCTAATTTATTTGACATGATTTATTATTTGATATCTTAACATATCGAATGCCTTTGGACTCATAATTGCTTTTAAAGTCAAAGCAAATTGTTTACATTCTGCCATTGTTTTTTTATCTTGATTAATGATCTTCTCGACATTTGGTTTTTCTTCTGTTAAATGTTTCCATTCGTCAAAATCCATAATTTATCTCCTTTTTAAAGTATATTTTAATTATAATAATACTATTTTAAATATAATTCAACCCGCTAACCAATTTTTATTTTTTCTTGTAGTTTGAGGAAATTCGTCTTCCCACCTTCCCTGATTCAACCATGTCGAAGGGTGGCAAATATATTTCGATTCAATTTCGATTACACTTTCTTTATATAATAATATACCTTTAATTAATTCATCTTCAGTTACATCTATTTTTTTATTATTGATGATCTTTGTATATATATCTTTTGTTTTCTTTTTTCCAATTTTTTTTGGACAATGATTCCAGAATACATCAAATAAAGTTGGCTTATTATTAATAGTGTTTTTAATAGTATTATGTAAAACTGGTTTACATTCGGAGTCAATATTATTTACATACCCTATGTTAAGCATATTTACATGGTAATTGTTATATACAAATTGACCATTAGCTTTTTTTATGATTGATATATAATTTTTTTTTCTTAATTCTTGGATATGTTTATTGACAGATACTCTTGAACATTGACATAGATCTGCCAGATGTTCTTGTGAAGGGTAACAATTACCTTCTTCATCTGCATAATTACAGATCATCAATAAAATAAGTTTTGAAATTGGACTCTCTGTCTTTTGTTTGACAGCCCATGCCATGGCTTGAAAGCTCATTTAATATAATCCGTAAAAATCGTTTGGTTTTACCTCTTTGTTGGTTGCTTTGTAAATCTTCTGCATATTCTCCCTTCTTGGAATTGCGTCATTATATCTGTAACTATTCATGGTTACATAATCAATACCAAGTTCTTTACACATTTTCGGCACCGATATTTTGTTTTTTTTGATATATTCCTTAAATTTCATAGATAACTCCTTTTTTTAGTTAATAATATACCATTATATTTAAAATGTAAATAATTCTTGATTTTGATTATATTATAATTATAATGGAGATATGGCAATTATAGATATAAGTAAATTTTTGTTTAAACCTGATGATGATTGGAAGGAATATTATCAATATATGACCGATATTGAAGAATATAGAACTTTCATTATTGATTATTTAAATAATCCAAATCCTCTAAATGAACTATATGAGGAACAAAAAGAACTTTGTATAATTGACTTACTTGATTTTTTGACAAATCAGTTTATCAGATGTGATAGATTCATTAAGATTAAAGAATCAGATCAATTAAAATTAATCAATTTACTAAATAGGAGATTACAATGAGCCAAGAAACACCAGCAGATAAATATCTGCAAGATATGACTACCCTTCATCTAACAGCATTAGTTGATGCAAGAACAGAAATTCATAATAAAATTAAAGATGAAAAATCTGAATTCAATCTAAATACTGATAAAAAAGGTTTATATGACCATTCATATATTTCATTGGAAAAATTATTTCAGGAAGTTGAACCGATTCTTTTAAAACATAATTTACTGTCTACTGTTACACAAGAACCAACAGAAGACCAACATGTATTGTTGGCAAGAATGAGAATTACACATTCTATTTCAAGGGGATATGAACAAGCATTTTTAAGAGTTCAGATTGAAAAACAAACAGCACAAGGTCTTCGTTCAGCATTGACCTATGCAACAAGGTCTTTATATATGCAATTATTAAGTTTACCGATTGAAAAAGATGATGACGGACACAACGCAAATAAAACTGCAAATGATAAAGAAGTAAGAGAATATCAACAAAGAAAAGAAATAAAAAATGGAACAATGCACACAAATTGATTTTATGTATTATGAAAAATATGATGTCTATACTCAACAAAGAGAATCTTGTTGGTTGTATAAAAGTGAGAATCTTATCGGTATAGAATATCGTATTTTTAAAAAATACCGACTTTTTTCTGTTTGGTTTTATGATAAAAATGGTGAATATTTTGATAGAGTAGGAAAAAGATTGGCAGTTTGTGATACAATTGAAGATGCAAAAAAAATGGTTTTTGTATATGAAAAAAAGAAAATAGAAGAAGATAATTATTTATATCAACGATAAGAGGTGAAAAATGGGCAATGGAACAGAACCAACGGTTTATCATGATGATGACCAAGAACTAGATAATAATAATCAACAAGGTGATAAAATTAGAGGAAGTAGTTTTGATCCTTTTGATACAGATCAACTTATTGCAACAGGTAAAATTGATAATGGAACTGAATTTGGTAATAAATTTGTTATTATTCAGCATACCAGTCAAAAAGGTAAACCCTACTTTCGTTTATATCAATCAGTTGGATTTGTAAATAAAAGTAAAGAAGAATCCAAAACAGATTGGTCTGGTGAGATTATGATTGATACACGAAAAGAAGAGGATATTGAAAAAGATAAATGTAAAATGTTCGGTTATAATGGACAAACAAAAACAGGTAAATTTGTCATAAACTGGGATATTGTACAAACTGATTTTAATGAGTATAATCAGGTTACAGAATTTGAAGAAAAGGCAAAGAACGAATTTGATGATGATATACCGTTTTAACCTTGAGGACTCGTTAATAAGACCTACGAGCATTTGCTCCCTGTTAATTACTATTCACTTCTCGTTAGCAGGGAGATTTTTTTGACTATTGAACTTCTACCAGATAAAGAATTCAGAAAACAATTACCACTCAATGATCCGACTTATGGAATTTGTAATGTTCAAGTCGAAGAAGAAGATTACTTGTTTGTGAATGAAGATATAAATAAATATAAAAAACCTATTATTGCTGATGTAAATGATTCTTTAGATCATATAAGAAAAGTAAAAGCATATACTATTCCAGCTCAAAATACATATACTGGTGATCTTTTAAGAAAAGTTATATTTATGATGAATCAGAACTTTAATTACAATATTGCAAGGTTAAATGAAATAATATATTGTGAATATCATATTGGTGATTTTTATAAAATGCACATGGATATAGGTTCAGGACAAAATTCACATAGAAAAATATCATTATCTTGGACTCTAAATCCAAATGAATTCAATGGTGGTAAATTATTATTTTATGATCCATATTCTAAAAATGACTGTGTTAATTATCCTGTTGATGAATTAACAATTTTAGGATTTACACCTTTTACATATCACGAGGTTACACCAGTAACAACTGGTATACGAAAATCAATTGTTGCATGGGCAGAGGGGACAGTATGGCGATAGAAAATTTTGGTAATAAAATAAATGAAAAATTTAATGAGCAGATTGACATCACATTAAAAAAAATAAATCAAGCAATTCAAACAGATGATGAAGACAATATTGATGTAGCATTTACACAAATATTAATACTTTCGAATCTTGTAAAAGCTAAATCTTTTTTTATCCAGATTCAAAAAGCAAACAAAGAAGAAAAAAAGGTTGAATTAAGCGACCAGAATAATCCAGAATAAACTTATAACAGATGCTTTTATAGCAAATTTAAGTAATTCTTTTCCGTTATCTTCAAAATAATTAAATGTTTTATCAAGTAATTTCATTATAAATACCTCACGATTTAAATTTACCAATACTCTTAAGGCCAAAACTCGCTCCGATACTAGCCAAAATTGACCACTGTAACCATTCAGGAAAAGTTGCTAAAAACTGAATACCTTTAGCTACATGTGGTTGTAAGTCTGGTATGAAGGCCGCAATTATTAAAATTATAAAACATGCAGTCCATGCTTCATCTTTCAGGCTGTCTTTAGTAGCATCAGCCATTGTGTTCTCCCACTCGACTTTACCTTCGGCAATCTTTTTCTTGACTGCTGTTTTTGCTTCAATCTCTGCAATTTTAAGATCAGATTTTGCTCTTTGTTTTTTTGCTGAATGTTCAAAATAACCACCAACTGCCTTTGATAAACCATTTACAATAAGTCCAATCATTTCATACTCCAATTAAATAATCCAAAAAGAATTGTTAAAATACTACCAACCCAAACTAATGCTTTTACAGCACCTTTACCCATATTAATATCTGCTTTAAGTTTAGAAATTTCTTGTGCATTTTTTTCAACATCAGCATGAATGTGATCTAGCTTTTCTTCAAGTCTTTTAAGGCACTCTGTTTCTTGATTTGTCATTTTATTGGCTTAATGGATTTTTATTAACGATATCATATAATTTTTTAAATTCTTTTTCTGCCCAAATTGTTATTGAACTTTCTGTATCATTGATTTTTTCATTGATAAGACTTGTTGTTTGTTCGATTGAATTTATTTGTGCTTCCAATTTTGCAATTCGTTCTTGTAATTGACTTGTATCTGTTTCTTGAAAATTGGCTATTGCATCAACATTATTTGATGCTATCTTTTCTGTAACCTCTAAACGTGAATAAAGGTTTGATGCTGTCCAGATTGAGCCAACGATCATTGGTGCTATTGTTAAGATTATCCCAAGCATCATTGCTGGTGTAATCTGTAATGTCTTGTTCATAAGATATAACCTCAACTAATTTTATAGTTTCAATAATTTTAATCGGTTCTTGAATTGTAAGCAAGGTATAAACAACAGGTATTTCTACATTTTTTGCTTTATTTTTTTCTATTTTTGGCTTTATTTTTGTTACATTCTGCTGTTTTTGTTGTTTTTTACTATCTTTTTTTGATTTTGATTCTTCTGGTTTTTTCTCGTTTGATTCTGCCAAATCTTCATCAACAGTTGTTTCAACCAACTGTTCTGACTCCTCTTTTGTATCTTCTGTATTTTCTTGTTCTGTAATATCTTCAATTTCAGTAATTTCTTCAATTTCAGTAACTTCTTCAATAACTTCAATATCTTCAACAACTGTCAATTCTTCAACAGTATTTATAACTGGTACATCTATTTCAGGGGTTTCTTGTATTTCAATAGATTCATTAATCTCTGGTATCTCATCAACAACTGCAACCTCAATTATTTCAATCTCTGGTAATTCTGGTATTTCTGGTATTTCCAGAATAACATCATTTAAAACAGAAGTTTCTAAATCAATTGAAGAAATAATTGAATTTTCTACTGTTTCAATTACTTCAATTTCTTCTATTGGTTCGGTAATAATACTTTGACTTTGAATAACTGGTTCTGGAATTACAGTTTCAGTTATATTC